TATCCGGGATTTGGTCAAATCCTAAAACCAAAAAGTGGGCAGAAAAATGACCTGTTACTACAAAGATTTTTAACCTAGATTAGCTGAAATCGGTCAGAAATTCCGTCTCTGATAGGGCAAATTGCGCTTCACAACAGGCTTATAATTGTACGTAGACATCTTAGAATCCGGCACACGCCTTACAGATTTAAGCTTCCGACCGGTGCGAATTTTACGATTCCCTTCCTCAGAAGCATACATACGCCAGAAGGCTTCACTCAAATCTTTAGCCAGTTTCTCCATCGGCTCCAAAACTTTGTTCCACGCCTCTGCCAAAGTTTCGCACGCTTTCTGTAATTCTTCCATAGTCATCATAAACTCTCCTTTACGTCATAAACGCGGTTTAATGATACTTTGGTGATTTTGCCGTCCTTTTGAACCATTGCATAGTCACCGCTCCAAAATCCAGTTCCGACCTGCAATAATTCATAAGTATCGGTATTCGATTTACATCTACTGCAATCATCAACCACGTTGAACATTTCCTGAGTAGCTATACAAGCAGAACAGGTTGAATAGTTGGGTCTCACCTTGCAGATTTTCATCTCGCCTACCTCCAAACCTTTCCAGTTCTTTTATCCTTCAATACAACTCGTCCCTCGATATGGAAATCCGCCAATTCGCAAAGTGAAAACAGGGTATTCAGTAACTGATGAAATCTCATGTCATCCTTGTCCTGTTCCTGCTCCACGTTCTTAATCGCATTGTAAGCGGTCGGATCATTGTAACCCTCTGCATTTTTTCTGTCGTCCTTAGCTGTCATCTCTACCTCCCCATCTCATAGAATCGTCCATCCACATTGCAGCATTCATAACAGACAGAACTATATATCCGCCGAAAATAAGAATAGCTGTCAGAACGATAATTCCTAAAATTAAATATCCCATTTACTTGCCCTCCACTTCTTCTAATCGCACACCGCCGTACACCCATAGATCCTCTTTGAGCTTGTCTATATCCAACTCATCGTTTTGCCACTTTTCATAATATTCGAGAACATACTCTGTAAACTCTGGAATCCGCTTTGCATATGACTTCGGCCAATAATGATCCATCAACACTTCAAGCGGCAGAGTAAGCAGAAGAATCATCGCCTGATTGATAGCATCATTTGTAGCCTCCTGCTTAACTCTATCCAGTTCACCAGATATCTTTTCTCGAACCATGGCATCTAACTGAGCTCTTGTCAGATTGTATGTAGCGGTCTTAGCTTTCTGCTCACACTTCTGTGCTCTTCTCCTTTCAGCCCGGCCCATACCGCCGCCTCCTTAATCCATAATGCAGTTTTCTCTTGATGCAAAGAGCAAAATACCTACCATCAAGGCAAATAAAAAGAACGTTGCATCCCACTCAATCGGGATTGTCAACGCTCCAAGTATGATAAATATAATTCCGTATATCTTATTCTTAATCAAGTCTCTTCTCAACATTGCGCTTCTCCTCTTTTGATTTTGCGATACCAGCTGCTACATCATCCATTTTCATTGTGGCTCCGGCTTCTCTGAACCGTCCATATGCTCTTGCTGTAGCACAGTGTTCGATACACTTCATAACCCTGTCGATCAATGCGTACAAGCATACGTAGCCGATAAGAAACATGATAATAATCTGAATAACTGTAAAATGCATAAATTTAATCCTCCTCATCCGTAACATAAACGACGACGGTATTCTCAATATTTTCATCGTTTTCAATACCTGTGACTGTCATATTCAGAATTTCTTCTGATAAGCTTCCGACCATAAAATCATTTCTGAGTAAACAGATTTCCTCATCCTGGTCTTTTATGATTTGAGCATCATTCCACTGAATAAGTGGCAGAATATCTCGTACTTTAACCATTACTATCACCCCCAATATTTTTATATTCCGTATAAACATGATTTTGGCAGTAATATAGATTGTAGTCATTCTGCTCTATATACCACCACAACTTTTTATGACCGGCTTTCAAATAGTCATGGCAGTAGTATGTTTCTCGATAATGATTATCCACCATCTGACGAAAACTTAATTCATCGATATCCTCCGAATTGGCGCAGAACACAGCGATACGATTTATCATATCTTCGGTAAAATCCTCGGTAACTACAAATACAATTCTGACGATAGAACAGTTTTCACGTTTAATGCTATATAATTGCTCTAAACTATGTAAGTGATAAACAACCCTGTCAAAATGACTATAAGATACTCCTTGAACGGCGTGTAAGCTAGTATGCAATTCCGTATTTACATGAGCTGCATCTACGATTTCAAAGAATTTCTCGTACCAATCTTTGTGTTGCTCATACTTCCATAGAGGATCTCCTCCGCCAGATAAAGAGACCCAATTACAACGGTTTTTCACAATTTCCGAAAACAGATTATTTAACCCATGAATTGTAGTTTTTGGAATATTCAGATGATTATTCTTAACGATGCAATACTGGCAGGAATAATGGCAACCAAAATTTGTTATCACACTGAGATATTTATCGTTCATCTTTTACCTCCAGTAATCAATTCTGAATACGGAAGATCTTCAATCCATTTGCAGAAGTTCCGCCATTCGTCCAGCTTATGGTCTTTCCGAGACTTATAGATATTAGCCAGAACCTCGTAATTCATCATGACATTTCTGGTCTGGTTATAGCTACTCGGAAGGAGCTGGATCATCTGCCACCAAATATCTTTCTTACTTGGGCATCCTTTAATCTCGAAATCATCCGGATTGTATCCGATATATAATTTTCGATAATCATTTAATGCCTCTATGTTTTCATCCAATAACGCTTTTGTACGAATATCGAGATGCTCGCAACTGAAATCGTCCAGCGTAAACTCCTTGTCCTGAATTTTATGCATCGTACTACAGCTGTTAGCAACCGTTCCGACTTTGTAGGTATCGAACTCTTTCCACCAGTACAAAGGAGCTGTGATCCGTATGTACACCGGAAGCATTCTCATAAACTTTCTATGATCCGTACCGGCCTTAGTCAAGCGCTGCATAAGCGAGTGATCGTTTTTACCAACCATATAATCATTGTTGATGGGGTTAATATCTACCGACGAGCAAGCAAAAGTAGAGTCTTTATAACAGCATCCATCACAACCATCCTCACTGCAAAGATGGCTGTCACTCTTTCCCCACGAATTCATAGGATTACGCATACCCTCAATAATAAACTCCATCTGCTCTGGACTTGCCAGAATCATATGCTCTAATTTAATCATGTTTTTCCTGCTCCTTTTTCATTTCTTTTTCAATAAATTCTCGTATACACTCGCATCGTTGTGCGTGTTTACAGGTAACGGACGTATTTGCAGAAACTATTACTTCAGGACCGC